AAATTTGTGGCGTATAAGTTCCTCCCCACTCATTAAGATTTGCCCTACCAACAACTTCTAGCTTAATAGAATCATATTTAGCTAATTCATTAATAAAATCTTTTGCATGGAACTTCATATATGCAATTCCAAATTTTTCAATTTTAACAGTATCTTGATTTTTACCCATGATACGAATATCATTTTTGGTAATATTAATATCTTTAATATGAATTAAAGGCTCGTTATTATGTTGGCCCCAAATATCCTCATGTTTAGTAACGTCCATAATTAAATCAGCAATATCAGAGTCTGCGGCAATACGCTCAAAATTAACCTCATACCACGTCTCGCCAAAATCAACATTCGCTAATTCTTTATTAGCATATTCATGGAAAGCTGAGAGGTTCTTGTCTAAAATGCCAATACCACAAGCATTATCATGTCCAGCTGTAAAAGTAAAATAACCGCTTTCATCCATAAAGTTTTTAAAAGAAGTTAATTCAGAGTCATTTAATCCTCTACTTGAACCTTTAATTTCGCCCTCATCATTTAATCGCGCCACAATAGTTGGTTTCTGATACTTGGCCGCAAGCTTCATAGCAGTAAGTCCGTTCAACTCTGGAGGAAAAGTTTCATTATCAAGTCTTACAAATAAAATTTTATTTTCTAACAAGTCATACTTATGAATTTTAATTTCTAATTCTTCAACAGCTTTATCCAAAATACGATTTTGTTTCGCTCTTGCATTTGTACACTCTCGCGCAGACTCGATTGCTACTTCTTCAAAAGTACCTTTTGCCCCACGCTTGTGAGATTCAACCATTTTATGTCCGTCAATAAAAGCTTCAAAACATCGCTGCTTTTCTTCCATTGTTCCGGTTCTAATCATTGCATTGATTAGAGGGGTTATATAAAATGCGACCGTAATAGGAGTTACTTTTCCTCCCATTGAGAATGATTGCTTTTCACATAGTGCTTGGAAGAAATAATTTTTTATATTGGAAAAGCCAGTATGAACAATATATCTATTTTCAAGCTCTAACATAGACATCATATCAGATACAATACCCAGTGCCGCTAAGTCAATAAATTCTTCTGCATAATTTGTTTTATATATGCTATCACAATATCTACAAAATTGCCATGTGACGCCAGCGCCACAGAGGTCTTTATTTTTATAGTTTGGTGATAGCTGATTATTAATTATAACACTATGGCTCGAAAACTTGGTATCTGGTTCTACAATATGATGGTCTAGAATCAAACACTCGATACCTTCGGCGCCAAGCTGTTCAATATATTCATAATCATTGCTACCAGCATCAGGTAATATTACATACTTAATTACCGTATCATTTTCTATTAAATTAAAAATCTTATCAATAGTATCAGATAATCCATGTCCTTTTCCTTCATGTAGAATAGGAATAATACTAATATCCTTATTAAATTTACGTAGATACTGTATAAAGATCGCGGCTGAGGTGAACCCGTCTACATCGGAATCTACCACAATACATAAGTTACAGTTTTCTGAATTAATAATTTTATCAAAAAGTTTATTACCTTCTTCGATATTATATAATTTAATTGGACTTTCTAAAGCAGATGCATCTGGAACATTAAGAAAATATTCAAGCTCTTCTTTTGTAAGTCCACGCTCCATAAGTAGTTCATTTGTATAGTTATTTCTAATATCTTTATTTACCAATTTTGTCTTCATTCATTCGCTCCTCTATAATAAAAGTTGTATGAAGCATATAAGCTTGCAATTTAGCATCTGATAAATATTCTATGCCTCTAATTGAAACAAGATCAGTTAATTCATCTAAGTCTTTTATAAGTTGTTTTAATACATCTTTTTGTTCGCTCAATGGCATTATCATTTTATCTTTACTCTCCTTTTATATAATTTCCAAAATATATCCGCTCCTTTATCTGTTGGACTATCTTTCATTTCTAATAAATTCTCTCTGTCATATATAAAAGAAAAATCAGCATAGGTTTGATATTTTTTACCTATTGAATATAACTTATTAAAATATTCATCGCTGCCTTCTTTTTCTTCTTTATCAAAACAAATTACTATCTCTTTTGGTCGTGCAGTTCGTATTAATAATCTTAAAGCATGTTTATTAAATTGACTGCCGCATACCGCGGCCGAGCAGTTAGCAAAATCCCAACCATCCATTTGCAAAACAGCTTTTTCGCTTTCAACCAAGAAACAAATACCTGTTCGTTTTATATTTTCTTTTGTATGATTTAAACCATATAAGTTTAATGAAAGTGGATGACTATACCATTTACCTTCTATTTGTACTGGCATATACTTACCGACATTTTCAACTTCCCAATCGTTGAGGGCGCGCCCTCGTATTCCGACTAATTCTCCATTTATATTATAATGCGGAATGATAATTTTATTCTGTGGAATAGAATAACGTATATTAAATTTATCCATCGTAGTTCTTGTAATTCCATCATTTAACCATTCCTGTGGATAAAATTTTGTAAAACAATCTATGATTCCATTGGGATAAGTCGGCAATTTTATTCGCTCGGGCGCTGAATAAGTAGAACGTATACTTTTATACTTCTTTGGCGCGAAGCCATCTAATTGTCTATAATTACTACAATCAAGTATTACTTTATATACATCTTCATACCAATCATAATCTATTTGTCTAGTTTCATAATATACTTTTAGAAACTGGAAAATACTCATGCTGCCGCACTCTGTGTAGCATTGAAAGATATGACTGTTTTCATAATAATATAGTTTCATAGATGCTTCACTAGCATCTTCATTATGACAAATAGTTTTAAAAATTACATATCCTGGCTTCTGTACATAGTCATCAGAACCTAAAGTTTCCATAAGTTGAATAACTTTTTGAGTATCTAATTGCTCTATAATACTTTTATAATTAATCAACTATTTCACCTTTATTTAACCTTTCTACTATTACTTTCAAATGTTCATCTTCACTTTCATCCCAGCTTTTAATTTCATAATCATCTCTGGTATTAAAATTTTCTAAAGGTTCTATTCTTGAGTCAGTAATAAATAAATCTCGTTTTCTTAATGTCCCCAGATTCATATCTGACCAAATACGAACTTGTGTCCATTCACCACTTCTAACTTTAAATATGTCTGTTACTAGATTCGGCCTATTCTCTGGATGATTTTCATATAAAGGTTCTAACAATTCTAACTCTTCTTTCGTAGGTCTTGCCATAATCGCGCCATTATCGGCTTTATTAATTGTACTGCGGCCGCCCGCTAAAGAACCTTCATTTCTTATATCTCTATTATCGTCACCTTTTGCATTTAATTGAGTAGAAGTAAACATTGCAACATCTAATTCAACTGCCAAATCTTTCAACGCTGTTGCAAACATAAGTAATACTTCATCATTTCTTAAAGCAAAACCTTTAAACTCATTTAATAACGACGGCCCAATAAATATATAATCATAAAATACATATCCTATATCATACATAATACAGTTTTCTCTTACGATAGTTTTTACTGTTTCAATCGTAGGATTTGGCATTTTAACTAATATTAAATTATTAACATACTTCTCCATTAAATGAATAGCTTGAGTAATTACGCTACGCTCTCTGTCTGAAAAATCAGCATACTTAAATCTGCTTCTACTAATATCAGTTAAATAAGCAAGAATCATTAATCTTACTTCTTTAAATCTCTGTTCTGTAACAATAAATAAAACTTTTTCACTATTTCCTTTTTGTTCCCATTCACAGGTTGTACTATTATATCTAAAAGGATATGCTAAATAACAAGCATCTGCAACGGCATTAGATGTTTTACCCACACCGCTGGCCGCGCTCCGTATAGTTAAAGTTCCTTTCTTTGCTCCATCTATAACTTGGTTATATATAGCTCCCTGAACTGGCATACCTATCTCATACGCTGCGCCAAGTTCATCAACCAATTCTTCCATTCCTTCTGCGGCTGATTCGATTTCTATTTCATCTGTTGTTTCATACTGAGATTCAACACCTAATAATTTTTTTCTAACTGCATCAGTTATCTTTTTTGGTGTTAAAGAATTAAACTGTTCATTTATTTCTTCACACTTAGGATTTGTTAAGTCTTCACAATAAAATTCATCAGTATCAAAACCTTGCTTTTTTAAATCCTTTAACAAATTAAACATCTTAAAACGATTATAATAGAAATCAAAATTATCTACCTCAGATAATTCTATTATATCTTGAAGATATTCAATTCCATTTTTATCTTTAAAAGCTTTTGCTGATACCTGATCTGGTTCAATAAAATTTTCTATATCAATCGGTTGAATCTTCGTGGCGCCGTTTCGATATAATCCATTAATCGCCATAAAAATTGAACGCTCAAATCTTGTAGGAAAATTAGTTAGATCAAAAGAATATTTATCTATCTGACTTAACAATTGAGGCTTCTTCATCAAACAACCAAGTATTTGTTGAATATCTCTTTTGTCAATCACTCTTCATCCCCCAAATCATCTAAAACACTAAAATCGGTTTTATATTTTTTCTTTTTTGGATTTTGTTTTTTAATTTTAATTTTAGTTCTTGCGGCGGCCTCGCGCATTTGACGCTCGATTTCTGCAACAGTTCCTGCACTTCGTCTTTCTCTATTTGCCCAATAAGTACAAGACTCCGTATAAATAAAAGGAACAATTCCTATACCGCCATGTCCTTTATCCCAACTATTATTTTTAATATCATAAAAATATTTTAATGCAAAGAAAATACCCTTATTTGTCATATTATCTTTGACAAATTTATTTCTTTGCGCTTCGCACATATGATAATCATATGAAACCTTTAAATCTCTTGCAATATAATCGTATATATAATCTATATACTCTTCATCTGTTGCAGGAGTAGAATGTTTCCAACTTTCATAACATTTCTTATGATAATACCAATTTTTTGATGGCATAATCCAATTATCGCTTTCTTTATCAATTGGTTCACCACATACTCTACATTTCGCCATATAAAACTCCTTTCTATTCTTTATTATATTATAACATAAAAATAAAATTTTGTCAAATTTAAAAGACGTATCTAAAAGATACGTCTTTATATATTATTTATTTCATTTCTCTCATATCTAATAAAACTAAATAGAAAAGGTCTTTCTGGTCTTCAGTAATTTCTGACAGTTTAATTTTTCTGCCAAAAATCATTTCAACCTTCTTTAAAATTTTATCAGCATTACTTTCATCCGCACCAACTAAGGCTGTCCATAATTCAGAAGCTTCTTGTCTGATTTCATCGAAATTTAATTCCTCTTCAACCTTAGATTCAAGTTTATCTACAACCGTCGCGCCATCAACATCACGCTGTTTATCAATTGCATCATTAATTGCTTGCACAAGTTCCTCATATCCCAATTTAATCTTAGGAACTAAATATGGGAATCTGCTACCCGCCATTACAGTAGGCGTCTGTCTAGTATAAAGCCATCTCTGGCTATTACCATTCTCATCCCATTCAGTAGCAATATAACCGATAATATCTACAATCTGATTAACAACTTCGTAACATCTCTTAGGCATACTCGGCGCAAGAATTTCAATTTCACTATCATCTGCTAGCTTTTCTTTCCTTGTTTCAATATGACTAATAAGCACAAGACCATATCCAAGCATAGTAATTTTTCTTAAACAAGTTTCAAACTCTTTTTTAGTAAGAGTCCATCCCTGTCCCCAAGGAATATCACGAATTGACTGAACACCGTTCTGGGCGCACACGAATTGCTCACACATTTCATAAGCAATAGTTGTAGTATCAATTGTAATTGTATCATACATTTCACGAGCTTCGGGTTTTTCTAATTGCTTTAATACTTGACGAAATTCTGTCCACTTATTAATATCAACAGCTTTAATTCCATCAATGGCATTATAACCTTTTTCAAAAGCAATTAAAAGATTTTTAGGAAAACGGGAAGCCAAAGTGGTCTTCCCGGTTTTCGGCTTACCATAAAGTAAGATATATTTTCCTTTTAAATCTCTTGAGATAACCGTAGGCTCAATATTTAAAATATCAATCATATGAGCCTACCTCCTATTAAAATCCAAGATCGCTAAATCCGTTATTTGAAGTCTTCGGCGGTGTCTGTTTTGCAGCCGCTCTCGACATATCCTTATTCTTCTGGGCTTCCAGTCTCAGCTTTCTGTCAGCAAGAGCATCCTGAATGTCCTTGTTGTCATAAGCAAAATCACCCTCAAGCGGCTCCTGCGAACCACCTGTAATAATAAGGTCGCTTCTATTAATTGTTCTTGTCTTTTCAATAGGCTCACCAAAATCGACTTCTTCGATAATGGTTTCTGTAGTTGCAGAAAAATCAAGACGACCATTGGCTTTAACAGTATCACCAACATTCCAGAATGTAGAAACTGCATCAATGACTCCGGCGCTCTGTGCGTACATCGGAATAACATCAACCTTTCCACCATACTGAGGAAGAATCGCATCAATTCTGTATCTTCCTGTTGGTTCTCCGTTTCTATCAATTTCTTCTGCCTTGTTTGCTACAACAAATTCAGCAGTATAAGTTGCCTCTGGCTTACAATCATTCTTGTTAATTCTGGTCACAAAAGATGCATTAATTCTCGGGAAAGAAATAAGTCTTCCATCCTGGCTATAATATTCGTTCATATGTACATTACCACTAGTAATACGAACTCTATCAGCACCGTCCTCTCCATTTTCAGACGCTGCAATACTAACATATTCATCCATTACCTTCTTAATAGATTCATATGCTGGATTCGGAGTTCCTTTATTAGTAAGTTTCGATGCAAACATATGAACAGGAATTGCAAGCTCTTTCTCTTCCCCACTGATCTTCTGGGTTACTTTAACAATAATGTGGCCTCCGATTGATTCCATAGTCTGACCATTCTTATTAAAATGACCTGGCTTAATATCAATCTCAGCAAGAATACCTTCTACTTTACATCTGTTTTCTGCTTGTCTTAACATTTATTTTTCTCCTGTTTTGTTTGTTTGTTTCTGTTTGTTTAAAATGATAAAAGTGGAGGGATAAACCCTCCGATAAATGATTAATTACTCGTCTTCGCTCGGAACGAAAGTCTTGCCTTCCTCAGTAAGAACAACATAAGTAATCGGCTTCTCTGCGCCTTCTACCTCAACCTTTTCTCTTGCAGCAAGTTTCTTCTTTGTCAGATCGGTAACGTTAGCACCAACGGATCTTTCTGTTCTATCAAGAGCTGTTGCCAGTTCCGGAATGGAAACCTTACCACCATTTGCCTTAACATACTCAAATACTTCATTGGACTTTTCTGTCAGCTTCATAATTTTTTTCTCCTTTTGTTTAATAATTTAGTTTAGTTTAATTTTATTGAAAGTTTTTCTCTCAACTTTCTATATATATTATATATTAAATTTTATTAAAACTCAAATTTTGATAGCTCTTTTTTTCTTAAAAAATTGTCATTCCAATAACGCTTGTGCTGTCCGTAATTTTAATTGTTTTCGTACCTTGCGCGCCTTTACTTAAAAGATTAACATCAGATAGTTTGATTTTAATTTGAGTTTTATTCGCAACAACTATAACTTCTGTTTCTGTGCTAATTGGCAAGAAAGAAACTAATTCGTCAGTATTATCTTTTAATTTATGGATTTTACCGCCTTTAACTCCTCTATTAGTTACAGAGAAGTCACTTATTGGAGTTCGTTTAGTATAACCCATTTTACTAATACTAATAATTTCTTTAGTATTATTTGGAATTTCTTTTGCAGATACTAATCGATCTCCTTCATTTAATTTAATTCCTTTTACTCCTTTCGCAACACGACCAATAGAACGTACATCTTTAGTTTCACAAATTACGAACTGACCGCGCGCAGTAAGCATACCAACACGACTATCATTCGTTACAGCTACAGAGCATATTTCATCATTTGTTTCTAAGGTTAGAGCCTTTGCACCTGTCTGTCTTGTAACATTATATTCGCTTAGTTTGCTCTTCTTCATAAATCCATGCTTTGTAAAAAAGATAATATTGTTTTCATTGTTTTTGAGAGTTTCTTTATCGACAACTCTCATATAACAAACTTCTTCTTCACTACTCATAGCGCAAACTGATTCAACTGGGACCACTTCACCAGTTGGAATATCAGCAAGTTTAGAATGGTAATAGTTTCCGCTTTTTGTAAAGAAAAGAATTATACTTTTATTATCTCCATTTTGAGTAGAGATAATAAATTCTCCTTTATTCATTTTAAATTTCTTACCTACGCCGCCTCGACTTTGAGAATAAAGTGAGGATACTTCATGGACGTAGATATTATTTAAATTGGATAGGTTGATAGATAGTTTGCGTAATTCTTTTGATTCATCGTCCTCATTTTCTATATTTAAAATTTGAGTACGTCTACTATCACCAAATTTTTTTGAAACTTCATTCCATCCATTTATTAATTGTTCATTGAATTTGTCTTCATTATTAAGAATAGCTCGGAGTTCTTCAATTTCAGATTCAAGTTTTTTCTTTTCATTTTCAATTTTTTCTACTTCTAAATGAGCAAGTCTTGATAGCTTTAAATCCAATACTGCCTTTGCCTGCGCGCCATCTAAAAGAAACTTCTCTTGTAGTGACTTACTCGCCGCAGCGGTAGTAGCTGATTTCTTAATTACTTGTACTACTTCATCAATAGAAGCTAAACAAATTAATAAACCATCTAAAATATGAACTCTTGCTAACTTTTTATTAAGTTCAAATTCAAAACCTCGTCTATATACTACTTTCTCATG